TCCATACATCATCACATTCGTTTAATGTATCTACCCAACCTTCTTTTAGCTCCGTAGATTCCCAAGGCATGTAACCGATCTGTTTTTGATTTGCATTAAAATCAAAATACTGTGGCTGGCAGAAGTTTAATTGTACTGGCGCATGCGGGAATCTATAGGGAATTTTATGCCCAAGGCTCTGAATTGAGCTTACTATATGAAATCCAGCATAGCCATAGCCAGTGGAAACATTTAAATTTCCAGCGTTGGTATTAAAACTTAAAATCATGACTTGACAGATGCCTTTCAAATAGGTTAAGATAGAAGTCTTATGAAAAAACGAGCCATAAGGGAAGCAGCCTTAAAACTAGCTTTGAGTGCATTAATTTGCTCTCTGATGCCTGGTTTTAACCCTGCTTCTGCTATACAAGACAGTATATCAAATTCTAAGTCTGACGGCAAGGAAGCTTCCGCCATGGAATATTCTTATCTATCAGATTTGAGGAACAAAGATCACCTTACAGATGAGGATTTAGTCCAAGTCTTGTTCTGCGCTGGTTTCAGAGGTCAAGACCTTAAAGAAGCCTGGGCAGTTGCCAAGAAAGAATCCAATGGAAGACCTTTGGCCTATAATGGAAATAGAAATACTGGAGATAACTCATATGGGGTGTTTCAAATCAACATGATTGATGAATTGGGACAGGACCGTAGAGAGAAATTTAACTTGACTTACAATCGTGATCTATTAGATCCAGTTACAAACGCAACTATTGCGTTTCATATGAGTCAGGGAGGGAAAGACTGGAGTTCCTGGAAAGGAATGACTCCCAGAACTAAAGAATGGCTTTTGAAGTATCCAAAAGACTTCAAGCCTCTACAGTGCAAAGATAACAGAAAGAGCAATTAAAAGTGGATATACGGGTGGTACGGGAGTTTATAAAACTATACCCAGATCACCCGTATATTTCTTGCCCTGACGATAAAATCTCTCTTTTGACAAATCTAGATGAAGATGATATTGTTATTCTCTATTGCATGTCATGCAAATTTAAAACTCAAGTTGGATATAACTTATACGATAAGATTAGGCGGGTAATCGGTGGAGAAGCAAGTTCTTGACAAAGGCTATGTACGCCTTGTTGATACATTAGGAAATGATTTATCAGTAGTAAACGCTGCTAGAGTTTCATATGATAAAGAGTCTAGTGAATTCAGTGAGCGTGATGAGAAGCTCCTATCTTTTTTATGGCGAGAAAAACACACCAGCCCATTTCGCCATGCAGCCGTAACATTTGAAATATATGCTCCATTAATGGTTGCTCGTCAATGGTGGAAGTATGCAGTTTCTTCTACGCATATAGATGATCAAAATGGCTGGAACGAATCTTCTCGCAGATATATTACAGAAAAAGAAGAATTCTATATACCAGGAATGTTAGAATGGAGAAGTGCTCCAGAAAACTCTAAGCAGGGCTCTGGAGAACCAGTAGATGCCTCTCTTGGGCAGTATATGAGTCATGAATTGCTTGACTATATTAATTTTGGTACAGCTCTCTATAAAAAGGCTTTAGATTCAAACATAGCTCCAGAACAGGCACGTCTATTCTTGCCAGCGTATGGAATGTATGTGAGGTGGCGTTGGACAATTAGTCTTCAAGGCATATTGAATTTTTTAGATCAGAGACTAGAATATGATGCACAATCTGAAATAAGAGACTATGCAGTTGCAGTAAAAGAATTAACTAAAGAAGTTTTTCCAATTACAATGAAAGTGATCGAAAATGAGTGATTTCGCAGCAGAAGAACCAACTCCTGGTTCAATTGATGAAAATATTGGCATTGTCACATACATCATGCTATCTCGAATATACGACGTACTCTGCTTAATTGCAGATGGCGTCGGAAAAGGAGAAGAATTGATGGAAGTAGTTGCCCAACATAGAGAAGGAAAATTGTTAGGACCCTTACCATCATTAATGAATGAGGAAGAGAATGAATAAGAAAGTTATTGTATCTGCTGGAGTGGCTATCGGATTAGGAGCAGGACTCGTGGCTTTTGGAATTCTAGCTTATGGAACTTTAAAAGATCTTTCCAGAGAATTAGGAGATCCATTTGACTTTAGTGAGCTTGACCCTGAAGAGGAATTTTAGTATACTAGAATATAGTATATGGTTGTAGCCCATCGGTGTGCTCCTATATACTAGAAACTCCCAGTTATCCGCAGAATTGGGAGTTTCGCTTTTAAAGCCCTTTTAAGCCCCTTCTGGGGTACATACCCCAAACCAAGGCGGAAAGAGGCTAAGAACCATTTTTAAAAAGGAATGAGGAGTATATGAGCGAAATCTACAAGAGACAATATAGAGCTTATTTAGAGCAGTTGTACAAGACATGTACAAAGTGCAAGAAGAGCTTGCAGCTCTTTGTATCCGCCCAATTTATACCTGCCAATAAAGATGATTATGCATTAAGACCATTTTGTAAAGAATGTGCAGATGAAATATGGCAAAAACATCAACAAGAGTAGTTATCTGTGATATTTGCAAAAAAGAAATCGAAGTTCGATCTTCCTTTGCATATTTCACATTAAATAATCATAAATTAAAAGAACATAAATCCTAGTCAACTAAGATTTAAGTTTTATAAAATGTTAATATAATTTTATTTTAGTCAACTAAGATTTATTCTTCAAATGAGATCTGTGTAGACCAAAAATAGTCTTCTATGTTCTCTTTAGCTTTCTTACAATATTTGCATGTGACTCTTCCATCCATGTCAAGAATAAAATCACATGGTTCTTCTTTACAAGTCATTCCGTCTCCGTTTTTCATATATATATTATTATACCATATTTCAGTCAACTAGAATTTAGATCTATAAAAATGTGAATGTATATTTTTCTTGTATGATGCATGATTTGAAAGGGGCAAATCGGACAAATAGTGCGCCCATATAGACAATGTGATGAACCTCACATAAAAAATGTCGCAAATGTCCGTTTTTCAAGTTGAAAATGTCAGTGGGGTATGTTATTGTTATCTTATTAGAAAGAAAGGAGATAGTAAATGAAAACACTATCACACTATACAAGTAAATGCCTCTCCTGTAATTGGTCAGGTGAGCCACAGGACATCTTCTGTTCTGTTGATAAATCACACAAGACAGCCCGCCTGTGGGCTTGGTATGATAAAGAAAATAGTTCTTATTCATACTCACACTCTAACCTAGAGTGTGATTAACATCACACCGAAAGTCCTTGACTTTCCGCCACCGACCTGCTAGAGTTCTCTTATAAATGAAAGGAGTTCATCAAATGAATGAACAAACATTACTAACAAAACTAGGTTTCTCTACCCATAAGGCAGACTTAGCCTCTATCGTATCCGATGAATGGGAGCGTTTTGCTACCTGTGAAAAATGCGGTTTAGATATCTCAGCCTTTTGGGTTGATGATGAAGACCGCCTTAGCGGTTGGTCTAGTTGGAAGTCCACTAGTGGACTATGCCAGGTGTGATAGACATCACACCAAAAACCCTTGACTTTCTCGATTCTATCTGATAGTCTTAGGACATAACTAAATAAAGAAAAATCCTAGTGAGCCTGTGAGCCTTAGCAAATAATCCGAAAGGTGAGCCTAAGCAAATAATCAGCAAATAATCTAGGTCAGCAAAACAAAACTCGAAAACGAAAGGTAATAAATAAATGAAAATCACTTACTCAATCTGGGACGGCGCTCAACTATTGGGCACTAACTTCACCGCTTCAACTCCTGAAGAAATGGAAAAATTTGTAGGAGAACTAAAGAAAGTTTCTAAAAACGTTGTAGCACATATGAGAAAGGTAGAACAAGAATAATGACCTACGAAGTAACAGAAGAAATCTATGACGAATTTTTAAATGAGATTTATCCTGAAGTAAAACTAGGGTACTCAACTTTTCAACCGTCCGAAATACTAAAACATCTTGACCCAATCGCTTACAATGTAGGGATGCAAGAGTATGAATATTTTCAAAATGAAGAGTAACGAATGCGTGAACTCCTTGCTATTGTGATCATCTGCACACTGTTGGGACTTATCTTAGGCATGTGACAAAAATCACATGCCGCCCTCGGCGTGTTGACTTGACAAAAGCTGCGACACGCCCGAGCCCGCGGCGCTGTCGGGCGTGTCTGTGGATAAGTTTATGTGGTGTAAATCACAAAAAAAGTTTGAAAATACTGGTCAGTAACCCCCCAAAATGTCAGTGGTCTATGTTATGCTAAAGGCATAGAAAATAAAGAAAGGTTAGGTAATAAAATGACTAACAATAAATGTAAATGCGAAAAACAACACACAATGTTGGATTTGTATAATCACGATAACAACAAAGTTTGGCTAAAACAAAAGTGGCATAAATGCTACATCTGCTCAAGATTTCAAATCTCAAAGTGGATTAGACTTCACGAAATGCGTTGCTACTACGCACACAAAA